GATACGTTATTATCGTGGTAAGACAGGAGAAACTAAAAGTGTAAAAGGAACTAACAAGCAATTTATAGAAGATTTTAAACGTACAAGTTCACAATTTGTGCAGCCACCAACTTGGGTAGAGGAAAAGGTTGTTTATTGTTTACCGATAGGAATTAAGAAGATGGGTTTTATAAGTGATTTGCAAGTTCCTTTTCACGACCCTAAAGCGATTGAGGTTTGCTTTAAATACTTAAATGACCAAAAGATTGATTCATTATTTATTAATGGCGATTTAGTTGACTTTTATCAATTAAGCGATTTCCAAAAAGACCCAAGAGTAAGAAAGTTTGATGAAGAACACGAAGCGATAATTGAGATGCTTGGATTTATTAGGGGTACATTCCCTCAAATACCTATTTATTACAACTTAGATTCCAACCATGAATTCCGCTATGAAAGGTATATGCGAACCAAAGCACCTGAATTATTAGGGTTAAACGGCAAGTTTGACATTGAGGAAATCTTAATGCTAAATACTTTTAACATTATAGGTATAAAAAATATAGACCACGTTAAATTCGGCAAGTTACCTATCATTCACGGCGATACTACATTTAGAAGGGGAAGCGGTGTAAACCCAGCCAAGACCTTATACGATAGAGTTAAGCAGTCGGCAATAGCTTCGCACGTTCATCAAGTACAATCTTATACAACCAAGAATCAGTTTGATGAAGAAGTTTTTACTTGCTGGACCACAGGACATTTGATGCATCCTAACGTGGAGTATTGTAAGCACGTTGATAATTACTCACAAGGCTTTGCCATATTAGAAAAAGATGTTGAAGGTTACTACTCGGTTCAAAATAAAAGAATCTATAAAAATAAAATCTTCTAATATGCGATATCCTAAAAACTTTGCAAAATTGACATCACTACAACAAGAGCAATGGTTGGTTGCTAAACTAATTGAACTCCACAACTTAGAACAAGAAATTAAAAACACCTTAGGCAAAATAAGAGGTGGCGAGAAACTTATATTTAAAGAAATAGATAGACCAGATTTAGCTTTATTAAAAGATGAAGATTAAAATTATATATAAGAAATTAGGAAGGGAACAAGCGCACGGCATAGCTGAAAGCGATGGTATTATATATATTGACCCAAGATTAAAGGGGAAAAAAATGCTTGAGATACTCCTACACGAGTTGATGCACCTCCAAAATCCATTGGATGATGAAGAAACGATTATTGAGAAAAGTGTAACTTTATGTAAGATTCTCTGGAAAGAAGGTTATAGGAGGGTTGATAATTCTAATGATACACCATTGCAAGATGGTTCTAAATAGTTGTTCGTTCATAGTTCCCCATCCCTAAAAAGGTGGGGTTTTTTATATATCTTTGGCTTTCATATTGGTTTAACTTAGGTTTAGCCCCCATTTAGTCTTATTTGGGGGTTTTTTATACCATTTATCATTATTATTTGCCGTTTATCACATTTATTTAAAATAATTGCCTTGTTTGATAAAGTTATAAGGTTTTACCCTATCTTTGAATCCTAAACCAAAACAAACCAATATGAATCAGCAAGAAACTGCTCATTTTTTAATTAAGCAAATGAGCCAATACACAACAAGTGTAACAAAAAAAATGACCTTTGATAACGCAAAAGAATGTGCTTTAATTTGTGCCTGTGAAGTACGAGCGCAATACGAATTAGAACACGATGCAAAACTATTTTTATTTTGGGATGAAGTAGTTAGAATTATTAGATCAATGAAATTAGAAATTAAAAACTAAACTATGAACAAGTTAAAAACACCACAACAAAAGGCAAACGAACGCTACCAAGCCGAATCAATCAAACCTATGTATGCATTTATCATTGTATGCATTGCATTTTTAATTACTGCAATCCTTCAAAACATTTAGTATGAAAAACATAAGAGAAAAACCTATTAGGATAAGAATACCAAGATTTTTTATACCAGAAGATATTGCAAGAAAAGCAAGAGGTATAGTTAAAAATGATAATGTTATTAAAAAATTAAATCAAATAGCTAAAAACAAATAACCCATGAAAACACCAATGCAAGAACTATTAGAGTACATTAAAACTGCTCACACCTTTACCTTCCTTCCTGAACAATTAGCTAAAACTATTGAGGAAAAATATTTGCCAATGGAAAAAGCTGATTTAAGAAATGCCTTTGATAATGGCGAAATAAACGTATGGAATAGCAAAAGAGATGAAGGATTTGAATTTGAAGGAGGCATTGATTATTACAACAAAACTTATAAAAACTAACCTATGAACGCAATTGAAACCCTTATTTACACATTAGAAACACAATTAAAGACAATGCCAAGTGGCTATGTAAAAGAAACTGTAACCGCCTGTAAGGAATTAGCTGAAGGCATAAAAGCAATTTATGAAAACCCTAATAACGACATTAGTAACCAACCAAATCAAGACTAACCTACAAACCGAAGCCGACTCCAAAGGCATAACCTTAAGTAAGTTGGTTTACAAAATCCTAAAACAATATGAGCAAACTAATCTACCAAGAGAAACAACTAAAGTTGCACAAAAGAGCAACAATACTACTCCAGCTACTAAAGGAAGCACAAGGAAGGCAAAATCTATTTGAGGCTGACCTTGCAGAATGGAGGCGAGGATTGGATGATACAAGAACAATGATTAGCGAAGAAGATTTACTAATTAAGATTGCACGAATGAATGATGTGCAACGTAGAATCCTTAAAAGCTACCATTTTCTAATCCTTGACTTATATACATTAACGGAGGAGTTTATGCTCCCAATTAACCTTTTACATTTCTAATGAGAGAAGTACATAAAACCTATATGGCAGAACTTGAAATAGAGGTTTTGCGAGATAAGAACAAAGAATTGAAAAAAGAAATAAACAGGCTTAAAGACCTATTAGACCAACATTTAAACATAAAAACAACAAGAATGAGCAAAGAAGAACAAAAAGAGTACGCAATTGAAATAGCTGAAAAAGTGTGCAATTACTACCAGATTAAGTACGGACAAATGATGTCCAAATATAGAGGCGAGGAAGTTACTTTAGCAAGACAAATGACAATGTATTTGACTAAGGAAAAAACGAATTTAAACGGCGAGGAAATAGCACAAATCTTCAATAGAGATAGGACAACAGTTTTACATTCAATCTCAAAGATTAGAGGACAATTGTCAAATAAGTTCGATGATACCATAAAAAAGGACGTTTTCAACTTAAATGTGCTTGTTTAATTTGGTTATTAACACCAAAGTACTTAATTTTAAACTTTAAAACCAACCAATATGAACGAACAACAACTGGCTAAAAAGCCACAACTTTCGTACACGAAAGACCAAGTAGAGTTAGTAAAATCGCAGATTGCTCCAGAGGCAACAGTTGATGAACTAAAGCTATTTCTTTACCAAGCACAACGCACAGGATTAGATGCGTTATCAAGGCAGATTTATTGCATCCACAGGAACGTTAAAACGCAAAACGGATGGAGCAAAAAAATGACCATTCAAACAAGTATTGACGGCTTCCGAGTAATCGCTGAACGTAGCGGTAACTATGGTGGACAAAGCGAACCAATCTTTGTAGAACAAGATGGCAAGTTAGTTTCTTGCAAGGTTTCAGTATTTAGATTTCACGGCGATACAAGGTATGAAGCAGCCGTTGGAGTAGCTTATTGGGATGAATATTGCCAAAGAACAAACGATGGCAAACCAATGGGTTTATGGGCAAAGATGCCACATACAATGTTAAGCAAGGTTGCAGAAGCATTAGCTTTAAGAAAGGCTTACCCACAAGATTTAAGCGGTCTTTACACTGGCGATGAAATGGCTCAAAGCGATGACAAACCAGCCTATATTAAAACGCACGATAATCTTGATGACTTGGAATTAGCTATTGATTTATGTATAAGCACAAATGAATTGGCTGAACTTTACACATTGAATCAGGAACTTGCAACTAAAGATGTAACTAAATTATTTACCAAGAAAAAAGAATCTTTATGACACCATTAAGCAGATTATGGGATTTAAGAGAGGAAGTTAAGTTTTGGAATTACAAAGTAGAAACAAGCTATCCTCAAAATGCAGCAGAAATGATTTATAAATTAAATGCTGCCAAGTATAAACTTAAATTACATAAACAACTACACTTTCCAGAGTTATTAGACCAACCTAAAAGGGATTATGTTCCTTATCAAATGTTGGCTGATAAATTTGAAGTATTTGAAAACTATTTAAACGACTAATTATGCCTTATTCAACGTGCTGCGGAGCATATACCGATATGGATGAAATTGGAATTTGTCCTGATTGTTTAGAACATTGCGATTGGGAAGAAGAAGACGAAGAAGAATTAGAACAAGATGCACAAACGGAAACACAAATAGAACAAGAACAAATTAATAAACACGAAAACTAAAAACAATGATTCAAATTAATAATTGTGCTTTATACAAGCAGTATTTAGGTTATAGAGTTTATTCAGATGGAAAGATATTTAGTCTTACAAGAAATAAATTTCTACAACCATATGATGATGGAAATGGCTATCTTAATGTTAAATTAAGAATAGACAACAAGTCAAAAAATGTTAAAGTGCATAGAATTTTAGCTATGTTATTTATACCAAATATTGACAATAAAGAGCAAGTGAATCACATTGATGGCAATAAATATAATAATAACATCAATAATTTAGAGTGGTGTAGCAGGTCATATAATATGAAACACGCTTATAAATTAGGACTTAAGAAAAAAGATATGTCTAAAATAGTAATTGATTTAGATACTGGAATATTTTATGATTCAGCAAAAGATGCTGCATTAGCAAAAAATATCAATCACAAGACATTAAGAGTTAAATTAGCAGGATTTTATAAAAATAACACAACAATAGTTTACATTTAAAACAACAATTATGATAGTAATTAACATCGAACAAGAGAAAATTGAGTGGAAACCAGTACAAACAAAAAATGGCTTAAAGCATTATGCAACATTGGCACTTGACTTTTTGAAAGAGCCAGACGAAAGAGGTCAAACTCACGCAGTTTGGAATAATCAATCAGCTGAAGCCAGAGCCGAAAAATCAAAGAAAAACTATTGTGGCAGAGGTAAGCAAGTATCTTACAATGCACCAACTGCTAAAAAAGAATTTGCAGTAAACCAACAAGAAGCAGAACCACATTCAACTGATGACCTACCATTTTAGTAAACAACCCCTCGTTGGGCGATAACGTTAAGCGCAAATTTAAAACCTACAATTATGAGCAAACCAATATTTATAGTAAGATTTCCAGATACTGCAAAAGAAGAACATTTAAATTTTGCAGCAGAATCATTAGCAAGACAAGGTTTTTATGATGATTATCATTGTTTAGTTGTAAAAGACCAATTTACAGGAGGTGAAATAAAATTTGAATGTTTTAATGCACCACATACTGAAATAGAATTTAAAGAACTACAAGAAAGAGTTATAACATTACTAAAAACAAAATAATATGAGCCAAAACCAACAAATCAAATCTTATTTAGAAAAAGGTAGAAAATTAACCCCTATTGATGCCTTAAACAAGTTCGGATGCTTTAGATTAGCAGCACGAATTGCTGACCTAAGAAACGATGGTATGAACATAAAAACCACTATTGTTAAGCTAAAGAATAAGAAACAAATAGCACAATATTCGGTTAATTGATTATATTTGCAATAGAATGTACGAGATTCTAATACAAAACTTTTTGCCCAAGGAGGCGTTGGTACTCGTACTACCAGCAAATCTGCGGGCTATTTTATTTATGAAAAGTAATAGTTACTATTTTAGCCACGATTACAACTCGGCTAATGATACCAAGATTCTATTTTTACGGCATCAACTTGGTATGGAAGGTTACGGCATTTATTGGTTTTTAATTGAGCAATTGGCTAATGCTGGAGGTAAATTGCCATTAGATTTAATACCTGTACTTGCTATGCAGATGCAAACTACCGATGTAAAGGTTAATGGGGTAGTACATAATTTCAATTTATTTTCTATTGAATCTGGCGAGTTTTACTCGGAAAGGTTGCAAAATCATTTAGCTTTAAGGCAAAATTTAAGTGAAAAGGGTAAATTAGGTGCTGCTAATAGATGGAAAAATGGGGGGGCTATTGGGGATGCCATTGGGGAGGGTAATGCAAAGGAAAGAAAAGGAAAGGAAAGTAAAGTAAAAGAAACTAAAGTAAAGGTTAGTAGGCAAACGCTATTTAGTGAAACGCAATTTTTAGATATAGAAATATTTAAAGCAGCTTTTATTGGAACTCAATATGAAGAAGCTAATTTTGCATACTACCACGAAGTAATTAAAAATTGGTCAGATTCTAAAGGCGAAAAGAAACTTGATTGGATAGCCACCGCAAAAAATTGGATGGCACGAGATTTAAAAGAAGGAAAATTTGTTCACATAAACTATAAACCAAATGCAACAGGAATTAACAACAATAGTAAACTCACTTACGCTGAACGAGAAGCAATCAAAAGAAATAATTTATAAACTATCTGACCCTTACGAATTAAAAGTTTATGAGGCTCAACAAACATTAATAATTGGTAGATGCTCAAGAATAGAAGTTAAAGAGCATTTAAAGACCTGTTTGCAACTTAGCGGTTTACAATCACCAATAAGTCAAGATTTTGAGTTTATAGTTGATTTTGTAATTAATAATTATGGTAATTATAAGTTAAAAGAATTGGGTATAGCTTTCGAATTATATGCTTCAAATAGACTTGAGGTAAGTCAACATATAATTTTTAACCCACGATTCTTTGGTGAAGTAATGGCAGCTTATAAGCCAATTTCAATACAAGTAAGACAAAAGACTTATGTTGAGCCACAACCAGTAGAAATACCTAAATTACAAGATGATGAAGTTATTAAGGCTTTGTACGAAAATTGGGAGAAATCTGCTAAAAGAGGTTGGGAGTTGCTAAATACTATGGCTTTTGACATACTATGGAAGCGAAAGGAACTAAATAAGGAGAATCTAAGTCAAGACAAAGCAGACCAGATAAAGAACAAGATAATTGCTCATTACAAGGTAACTGCTAAAACACCAAAAGACTTGGAGAAATTAAATAATGAATTATTTATCAAAAATGAGTGCAAAAGATATACTTTGTACCTATTTTTACAAAACAAATTATAACCACCTCAAGAAATTAATATTTAATAACAAGATAGTGATTTGGGGAACTTGGGGTGGTTTATTAGAAATATAATTCTAATTAAGCAAAAAACAACACTAAAAAAAACAATTATTTAACCAAATTGGAAATATAATTCTAATACAAAAATCAGTATTTATACTTAACATTTATTAATATAAATAAACCATTTTTACATTCAAACCAAAACAAATAAATTATGGAAACGCCATTACAAAATTTAAAGTATTATTTCAGAAATGATGATACTATTACCAAAGAAGAATTAAATAATGCAATTAATGAATTGTATGATAACGAAAGGTCAGCAATAATGGATGCAGCTAAGAAATTTGCAAATACTCTTGGTGTTGAAGATGAAGATATTTTAGACTATTACAATGACCTTTACAAAACCAATTAAAAAACCAAAACAAATAAAATATGAAACCAAAAGAAAAAGCACAAGAATTAGTAGATAAGTATTCTAATTATACAACTGATTGGGATTACCTAATAAAAGCTAAACTATGCACCTTAATAGCAGTAGATGAGATATTAAATGCTTTACCTCCATTTGATTATGGATTAGAATTTGTAGCTAAAATAGATTATTGGACAGAAGTTAAAACTGAAATAGAAAACTTATAACCAAAACAAATAACCTATGAAACTATATACAGAAGAACAAGTAAAATTTATTTACAATTCTTATGGATTCAATCTTGATCAAAATGGTTGTCATGAAATTGATGAAGATAAGTACTTTGAGCAAAAACTTAAAGAATTAACACCAATAGAACTACCAAGTAATGTAGAAGTAGGTAAAATAGTATTAGGAGATTCTCCAATTATGGAACATAGAGATTCAGGATATTTCGCCGCAGGTGCTATGAAATATAACAAATGGATGAAAGAACAAATACTTAACCAAAATAGAATAACTATAAAAGAAACAAAAAGGTCAATAGAAGGTATTGGATTAAATAAAAACCTATGAAACAACTAACATTTATTTACGAACTATTAAAGTTTATGCTGATTAGCGTTCCATTAGCTTGTTGCATTTATTTAACTGCACACTTATACTTTGAATTAAAACGATTCATTAATGACAGGAATAGACAATAACATTGAGGTTAGACTGATTTATTTAGATACAAAAGAAGAAGTAGAGTTTAGGTCAATAGCAAAAGCGATAAGGTTTTTACACACGGATTATAAAACAATAATGACCTATATGAATCCAATAAACAAAAAACGATACAAGCATAATAACCGATTATGTGTTGTTAGATTGAAAAAGTAACCCTAATTTTGCTTTATGCCATTGATACCTTTACCAAAGTTGTTAGAGAAAACCCAAAAGGTTGTTAATGCTTATATTAGAAAACGAGATGAAGGATTGCCTTGTATTAGTTGCGGTGGGGTTGGTAACCAAGCTGGACACTACTTTACAGTCAAAGGTTATTCAGCTTTAAGGTTTAATGAATGGAATATCCATTTACAATGTGCTGGATGCAATATGTTTAAGCACGGCAACCAAGCAATGTATAGAATAGGCTTAGTTGAAAGGATTGGCGAAAAGGCGGTCAAAGAGTTAGAGTTTGAAGCAGTTAACAATAGGGTCAAGAAATGGACAAGAACAGAATTAAACGATTTAATTGATAGATACAAGTAACATATTTGCAACGTGTAAACAAGAGGTAATCGCTGGTTATCCTTGTTTTTCATTTGTCATTGACGGATGTACTCACTATGTATTTGGCGAAACCCAAGAGGAAGCATTTGATTATTTAGCAGATTTAATAAATTTATATGGCAAAAGTAAGCAGCAATAACAAAGTTAGCTTTGGCAAAAGAAAGTGTGGCAAGTACAAAAAAACATCTGGTCCAAAGGACAAGGCAGTTAAACCTTACGCAAGGCAAGGAAGATAAAATACTTGGTAAAGCCTCTTAGAAATAACGTAACCAAGTTAAAGAATAAACTATGAAAGACACATACGGAAAGAAGCTATATACTTGCAACTGCGGAACAGTTACAGAAGGATATGTATGGTTTGGCAAGATAAAAGAAACCCAATTTGAATGTACCAAATGTGGCAAATGGGTTGGATATAGCAATTTAGAAAAAAAGCCAGATAGCATTATATCAATACGAACACCAACAAAAAACCGATAATATGGATGAAAGAAACGATTACAAATCTATTCCAGAGCAACTAAAAGAGGCTAAGGTTACAAGATTAGAAGTAATTAACCACGCTAAAAATGAAAAGCCAGTAGGTAGAATTTTAACTATGTATAAAGAATTAGGCGATTTTGAACACATTGAATTAGCCTTTCAAGATGGTGGTAGAACATTAAAAATATTCCTAAATAGCTAATATGAACATCAACGAAATTAAACCTAACCCAAGCAATCCAAGAAAGATTGATGAAGATGACTTTGCTAAGTTGGTTAAATCTATAAAGGATGACCCAAAGCTATTAGAAGCAAAGCCATTAATCATAGATGAAAACAACGTAATCTTAGGAGGCAACCAAAGATATCGTGCTTGTTTAGAATTAGGCATACAAGATGTACCTACTATCAAGATGGCTAACCTAACCGAGAAGGAAAAGCAAAAGCTACTTGTTATAGACAATACTCACTATGGTAAATGGGATATGGATATGTTAGCAAATGATGGTTGGGAGATAGGAGATTTAGATGAATGGGGTGTCAATGTTGACTTCCTCGTTCCAACAAATGAAGAACCAAAATCAATAGACAATACCAAAAAAGGAAAGGTTTGCCCTAATTGTGGCTTATCTTTGTAAAAACAATGGAAATACAATGGCTGGAATAGATAACTTAGTACACTTTGAAAAAGGACAATCTGGTAACCCAAATGGTCGACCTAAAGGAGTTCAAAATAGTAAGACTCGTTTACTTAGGTTGCTTGAATTAGTACAAAAAAGAAAGAACCCAATTACAGGCGAAGATGAAGACTTTACTGTGCTTGAACTAATGGATATGCAAATGATTAGTAAAGCGTTAAAAGGCGACCAAAGAGCATACGAGGCAGTAGTGGATAGATTAGAGGGTAAACCAAAGCAAACAACCGACATAACCGCAGACATAAAGGGTAATGTGCAAATCACAATAGAACCAGATGCAAATTGTCAACCAATTAAAGATTAAGGCTACACCTGTATTTTATGCTAATAAAAAGGCATACGAGGAAGGTTATCCTATAATATGCAATGAAGGAGGTTCAAGGTCAAGTAAAAGCTATTCCGTTGTTCAGTTACTAATCCACATTGCAATAAGCAATCCTAATACAAGGATATCAATGGTATCGCATTCCCTACCGCATATCAAGCGTGGAGTTTATAGGGATTTCAAAGGCATAATGGAGCAATGGGGTATTTGGGATGAAAAAGACTTTAGGTATACCGATTTTATTTATACGTTTAAAAATGGCTCTTACATTGAGTTGTTTGGTCTTGAAGACCCTGACAAAGCAAAAGGACCAGCAAGGGACATCCTATTTGTAAACGAGGCAAACCTTATTAGCAAGGCTTTATTTGACCAGTTATTGATAAGAACAACTGGACAATCATTCTTAGATTGGAATCCAGCCGACTTTATTAGTTGGGTTTATGAGGTAGCCGATAACCCACAAAACAAGCGCATCCATTCTACCTACCTAAACAACATTTCAAATCTAAGCGATAGCCAAATAAGAAACATTGAGCAATACAAAGATTTGCCTGATGACTTTATGTGGAAGGTGTACGGATTAGGGGAACGAGGCTCTGCAAAGGAAATTATATACACTCAATGGAAACAATACGATGAAGCACCTGATGGTGATGTATTCTATGGATTGGACTTTGGTTATGTCCATCCAGCTGCACTTGTTAAGGTTACGCACCACGAAGGACAAAACTACTTTGAGGAAATAGTTTATCAAAGCGGACTAACTCTTAGCGACCTATCAAGATTAATTAAAGAAAAGCTACCTGAACGTGCCACGATATATGCAGATGCAGCCGAACCTAAATCAATTGAAGAACTTTATAGACAAGGTTTTAACATTAAACCAGCGCAAAAGGATGTATGGGCTGGGATTGTAAAGATGAAATCTTATCCAATTAACTTGCACTACAATAGTAAAAACCTAAGAAGGGAGTTTATGTCTTACAAATGGAAAAAGGATAAAAACGATAACGTAATAGAAGAACCTGTAAAGGCAAACGATGACTTGATGGATGCTTGTAGGTATGCCGTATTTACGCATTTAACCAAGCCTAAGTTTGAAGTGTCGGTATTTTAGGATAAATTGTCTAACTTTGTTTTAAATATAAATATATGGGTTTATTTGATTTCTTTAAGAAAGCACAGAAACTATCTACTGTTTTACCACAAATTCCTTTTAACGGACAAGTAGCAATACAACAAGGAATAATAACTTGGCAAGGTGGCGATAACATTAGCTTTGTGCGTGATGGTTATAGTGCAAACGATATTGTTTATTCTATCGTTAAATTAATTACCGATAAAGCAAAACTTGCACCATTCCACGTTTATAAAGTAGTTGACGAAAGAGCAGCTAAAAAGTATAAAGCGTTAATGAGCCAACCAGATAAGATTGAGAACTGGAAGGATGTAGAAAAGTTACATAAGAAAGCATTTGAATTATATACAGGCGATGCAAGATTAAACGAGTTATTAAAATATCCTAATGAAGAAGATACCTTTGGCGATTTCGTTGAAGCGTGGTGTGCGTTTAAGTTAATCACAGGTAACTCTTTTGTTTACGCAAAGATGATTGAAGGTGGCAACAACAATGGTAAGCCATTTGAAATGTACGTTCTACCTTCTCAATATATGTACGTTTTAGCGGACATACAAAACTTCCCACCAACAATTGCAGGTTACCAATTGAACTATGGTCCACTTTGGAACTTTACAAAACAAGAAATATTACAAGACAAATACTTTAATCCACAATGGAATACAACTGGGAATCAACTATATGGTCAATCACCTTTGATGGCTGCTGCGAGAAACTTGACTCGTTCGAACGAAGCCAAGACTGCGGCGGTTGCATCATTCCAGAATGGTGGTCCAGCTGGAGTTCTTTTTATGAATGATGAACGCTTTGACCCTATTAGTGGACAACAACAAGCACAAGCACTTAAAAGAGCCGTGAGTGAAAAAGGTGGCTCTGCTAACTTTAATTCAATTGCGGTTAGTGGTTACAAAGTAGATTGGAAACAAATCGGATTAAGTCCTGTTGAATTAGACATCATTGAAAGTGAGAAGTGGGATATGAAAGCACTTTGTAATATTTACGGAGTACCAGCGCAACTTTTAAACGATAGCGATAACAAGACTTACAATAACCAAAGAGAAGGCGAGAAAGCATTGACATTACGTTGTGCTATTCCTTTGCTTACAGGTATTCGTGATAACTTGAATAGAAAGCTACATTCTGACTGGGGTTATAGAGGTACGGATATTTATGTTGACTTCGATGCAAGTGTTTATGGCGAATTAGAAGCTAACAAAGCGGAGCAAGTAGAATGGTTAGATAAGGCTTGGTGGATTGCACCTAAGCAAAAAATGGATATTATGGGATTAGAGATTCCACCTTACATAGACGAATCAGAAATGGAGAAATTATACATCCCTTCAAGTTTACAAAGTCCAGATGAGTTTCAACCTTTAACATTACCAAATGAATAGTCAAGACCTTATTGATTTGTTGTTTGACATTAAAGTTGAACTAAAGAAAGACTTAACTGAAATAGTAGACGAGGTTTACGCAAAGTACCACAATACTGTAAATATGTCTTTTAGCGAATTAGAGGCTTGGAGCAAGTCGGAGTGTTCAAAGTTGGCATCATTAGACAGAAGTCCAATAAACCGAAATTTGAGGCTCTTAAAGACCAAGAAAGCGGATTGGGGTGCTAATGAGGTAAAGGCTGCTAACCGAACGATTAGCTTTGTTAGTAGAATGAAAAATATGGAGCAAGGGAAACCTGTAAATAAAACTTGTCCATCTAAGAGGGATATATCCTTAAAGAATTGGGCTTTCAATCCTAATAAATGATTTGGCAAGATTATAAGAAACTTTATGCTAATGCATTAAAAACCTATTCGCCAAAGTTTAAGAAAGAACTACAAAGGCAAGTGGATACTTATTGCGATACCCAAGATATGAATGCAATAAGCAATAAGAAGATAAAAAAGACCATCCAAAACCTACACATAGCTATGGGGGTTAAGATGGCACAAATTGCGGAGAAGAATGTGTCTAAGTCGGTCAAGGGTTACTATGGACCAGAGGAGTTTAAAAGTAAGCAGACGGATTTGTTTACTTATGTAATGCTCACTTACCTTGAACTAAAAGGCTTAGATAATATAGCTGCCGAGATAACACAAACAACAAAAAACCAAATTCAACAATACTTAATGAAGTCAGTTGAGGAAGGTTTAACTATGCAAGAAACAATCAAACTATTGAGAACGGCTGGAATAACGGATTACCGAGCAGAGATGATAGCAAGAACGGAAACAGGTAGAGCAGCGAATATAGGCTCAATGGTTGGCACGGCTGCAACTGGACTTGTAACTATGAAGGAATGGATTGCTGCAAGGGATAACCGAACAAGGCGAGTGCCAAGAGATATGTTTGACCATTTTCATATGGACGGAATAAAAGTAGCATACGATGAAAAATTTAATGTTAAAACTAAGAATGGCGGTTTTGAGCAAATGTTACATCCTTGCGACCCAAGTGGAAGTGCTGGGGATGTTATCAATTGCCGTTGTACGTTAGGTTACGAAGCGGTTAGAGGCGAAGATGGAAAGCCAAAAAGGTTACAAGATAATCCGCCAAGAGGCGATATGGGGTTAGTGTGGAATCTAATAAATAACGTGGCTTTGATGCAAATTTCAAACTTAATAAGAGATTTGTTAGCAGATTAAAAAAAATTAATAACTTTGTTATATGAGTAAGATTGAAAACAAAAGCTACAATGATATGATTTTGGATATAGAGCCAGAATCAAGAACAGTAAAAGCGTGTTGGTCAAGAATTGGAAACGTGGATTTAGACAATGATATTATCGTTGCAGAAGCGTTTACCAAGACTATCAAAGAACGTGGACCAAAAGGCAAGAATATGATTTGGTCTTTAGTAGACCACAAAGCTGATATGGCACATACTTTGGGTAAGCCTAAAGAATTGTATATCGAAGGCGATATGCTTGTTGCGGTTACTGACTTAATAGAAACTGAATGTGGCGAAGATGCAATCAAGTTATATGAAGCTGGTTTAATCAATCAACACTCAATCGGTTTTAGTACGTTAAAGTCGGATGTAAACCAAAAGACTGGTGTGCGTACAATCACAGAATTAAAACTATATGAAGGCTCTGCGGTTCTTTGGGGTGCTAATCCTGAAACTCCAACATTGGGTTTCAAGGGTGAGTTCAAAGAAACTAAAGAAAATTTATCAATAAGATTAGAAAACTTAATTAAGGCATTTAGAGGTGGTACATTTACGGACGATACCTTTGCTTTAATGGAGATTCAAATAAAACAAATACAAGCTGAATTATTGGCTTTGGAAATTACTGAAACAATCACTCAACCCGCAGAAGCAGTTGAGCCGACACCAGTGGTAGAAGAAAAGAATAACGAGGAAGTATTAAAGGCAATTAAGCAATTTAACAATCTATTTAAAAAGTAAAAATGGAAAATTTAATCAACGAAATGGCGGAGAACCTTAAAGGTTTTCAAGCTAATGCAGAAGCTCAAATTAAAGAGGTATCTGCACAAGTAACTGTTGTAAAAGACGAGTTACAAAAACAAATCGACTCTCAATTAGCTACACAAAAGAAAGCAGCTAAGAAAGAAGTTAAGTTTATGGATGAAGTTATCTTAGAGAAATTAGATGGTAACTTTGACGCAATGGAAAAGTCTTTAAAGAATAGCGGTAAATTCCGTTTAGACTTATCTGATGTTAAGACAATGACTTTAAGTGGTAACTTAACTGGTGATTCTCAAGCATCTTATGCTCCGAACCCAGCTATCCAACCAGCACAAACTATTAACTTTAGAGATTTAATCCCTACTGTTAGAAGCGAAACTGGATTGTATGTTTACTATCGTGAGAACGCTGGTTTAACTAACAACATTGCTGCTCAAACTGAAGGTGCTGATAAAGGCGAGAACAACTACTCTTTAACAGAAGTTAAAGTTGTAAACGATTACCTTGCTGGTTTCTCTACATTCTCTAAGCAAATGTTAAAGTCATTACCTTTTATGACTCAAACTTTACCAAGAATGTTACAAAGAGATTTCTTCAAGGCTGAGAACGCTGCGTTTTTCTCTACTGTATCTGCTGCTGCAACTGGTTCAACTACAACTGCTGAAACTAACGATTTGTTACAATTAGTAGATTACATCGGTAACCAAAAGGCTGCAAACTTTGTACCTTCTTATGCTTTAGTTTCTCAACAACAAATGGGTCGCTTATTGAAAGCAACTATTGCTGCTGGTTACTATGCTGGTGCTGGTTCAGTTATTGTAAACCCTAATGGTGGAATCACAATCTGGGGTGTACCTGTAATTTCTGCATCTTGGGTAACTGATGACAAAGTGTTAATCTTTGATAATAGCTACTTAGAAAGAGTTGAAGTTGAAGGTTTAGCAATCGAGTTCTCTTATGAGAATGGCGAAAACTTCCAAAAGAACTTGGTAACTGCGAGAATAGAATGTTATGAGGACATAAATTTAATGCTTACAACGTCAGCGATTTATGCGGATATGGGTAACGTATAGTTCTAAAGGTTTAGTAAATAAATGACCCCTACCAATTCGGTGGGGGTTTTTTATTGGAATAAATTAAGTAATTTTGTAAAAAAAGGATATGTCTTATTCTAATTATATTAATGACTTTAGTGCCGTTCCTATCGCACCAATAGTAGAGCCAGTAACTTTATCGGAAGCAAAATTATATTGCCGTGTTACAACAACCGCTGAAGATACCTTGATTACGTTAATGATTACACAAGCAAGAGAAGCTATTGAGGTTGCAACAGGATTGAGTTTGATACCAAAGGACATTACTACTTATTTCAATAACGTGAGTGGTAATTTTGATATTCCATTTGGTCCAGTTGATTCTGCAACGTTTCAGTTGTTTGATATGGAGCAAGATGCTTTAGAAATAGAAGGAACAGACCTACAATTAATAGGCGATGAATTTCCTAAGTTATCATACCCAAGATACCCTAACTTAAAGGCTACTTATGAGGCAGGTTACACAACCATCCCTAAAGACCTTAAAATAGCGATATTAGACCAAATTAGCTACGACTACGAGAATAGAGGTTTAGATGGCGATTCAGGTATTTGTGAGAAATCTTGGAAAGCGTGTCAAAGATGGACAAGAATAAGCCCAATATTATAATATGAAATTAGGTAAAGCAAAAGCAAACTACGTTGACGCAAATACTATGACAAGACAAGTCGGTATTTGGGCATCTACAAGGGTAAGTGATGGTCAAGGTGGTTACACTACGACCTTTGCCCTACAAACGACAGTATGGGGCGATTTAAGACCAGATAATCAAGTGCGTGAGGTAGGCGAGTCGGAATTGCAATTTGACCAAAGGAATAGGCTTTATATTCGTTATGGGGTTACTATCAACGATTCGTATGAGGTAGAGATAGAAGGGGATAGATATACGATACATTCTATTAAAAACGTAGAGAACCAAAATAGGTTCTTGGAGTTAATAATTTACAAGTAATGGCATTTGGAATAGATATATCTGGAATACCTCGACTTGAAAAAAGATTGAAGGAAATAGAAGATAGTGTTTCAACTAAATTAGCTGAAGAAATATCTGCATCTGCATTAAAGATTGAAAAACAAGCAAAAAGAAATGCGCCTGTAAATATGGGTACTTTAAGACAAAGTATTCACGCTACATCTAAAGACAAATTAACGCATTATGTAGAGGTGGGTGCTTCTTATGGTGCATATGTGGAATTTGGAACAGGCGGAAAGGTTTCAATACCAGTTGGATATGAACAATATGCTGCAAGTTTTAAAGGAAAAAAAGGTGGAGGTTTAGAAGATATGATTCAAGCATTAACTTTGTGGGTAAAAAGAAAAGGATTAGCTGGAACTTATAGTGTCAAAAGTCAAAGAAGATTAGGTGGGAAAGGAGTACAACAAAGTCAAGATATGAAATTAGCAAGGTTTTTAGCTATAAAAATATTAAGAAATGGTATAAAGGCTCAACCATATTTAATTCCTGCTTTTGAATTAGAAAAGCCTAAATTAATAGAAAAACTAAAAAAGATACTAAATGCTAAATCCTAATATAGAAATTAAGAAATGGTTTTATACTAACTTGGCAAGTGCAAGTGGATTAGTTGTTTACGATGGATTTGCTCCAGAGGGTGCAGGTAATGAGTATATTGTTATGACAGGTAGAACATCAAGTCAAGAACAAGGAAAAGCTGGATATACAAATAGTATTAGCATCACAGTTGATATTATTACAAAAAATGCTAACTTTGGTTATAAACGTGCAGAGGAGATAAGCGATTTAGTGTTGGATGATATAAACTCGGACACAGTTATTACCCTATCAAATGGGTTTACTGCTTCAAGTTTAAGTGTAGAAAGCATAAGAAATTTAGATGGCTTAAACCCTTTAGATAACGTTTTTAGAGTATTAATAACATATAACATAACCATAACTCAAAATTAAAATTAAATAAAATGGCAGAAACAAAAGTAAGCGGTAGAGATTATATCCTCTTAGCTGACATTAACAATGATGGAACATACAAGCCAGTAGCTTGTTTGACTTCTAACTCTTTGACATCAACTTTAGGTACAATTGATGCAACATCTAAATGTGGTGATGATTACACTCCAAGTCCTTCATTCAATCAATCTTTTGAGTGTGAAGGTTTTGCAATTGACGAAACAGGAACTCCAAGTAAAGATTCTTACCAACAATTGTATGCTGCTCACGCTGCTAAAACTTTATTCGCTATTAAAATGGGTAAAGCAAGTCCAGTAGCAGGAGATATATACTATGGTGGTACTGCTACAAGTTTAGTGTTTATTAGCAACTTTGGTGTTAATGCTGCTGATAAGGATGATGTTAAATTTACTGCAACTTTCGTAGTAAGTGTACCTCCAATTGCTCAAACTGAAGTGCCTGTATAATAAATAAAAAAAACTATGTTCCAATTAAAAACTAACAACAACACAATCAATCTTAAATGGGGTACTTGGGCAATGAAGGAGTTTACGAAAGTAAACAACATAACCATTGAACAATACTTTAATGTTTTAGCATCTGCACATATTAACTTGGATGTAATAGTTCAAGTAGTATATATAGGTTATAAATCTGCTTGTGTTAGCGCAAAGCAAGAGATAGAATTTACAGAAGTAGATGCTTGTGAATGGATTGATGAAGTAGGCTCAATATTTCAAGCTGAAGGGCAAATTGTAGATTATATGAAATATGTTGTAGAATCAACAATTCATTCAGTACAAGGTGCGCCAAAAGAAGAAAAAAAAAAGCCTAAAAAAGCTAACGTGGGATGATATTTTAGTTAAGGCTGCTGAATGTGGTATACGCCCAAATGAATTTTGGGAAATGACGTGGAAAGACTTTTCTATTATTTTAATGGGAAAGGAAAGAAACGAAATAAACGAATGGGCAAGGACAAGAAACCTTGCCTATATTGTATACTTAAGTAACACTACTGAAAAAAGTCCAAAGTCAATTAGAAGTTTTTGGCATATACCAGAAATAGATGATATTGAGGTTGAAGGTGATGAAAAGGTAATGTTAACTGATGAACAATTGGCAAGAACATTAAAGTTGTATGGAGTAAATTAATAAAATGGCACAAGAAACCTTAAAACTGGTCATAACCGCTGATACTCAAGAAGCGTTAGCAAATCTTCAAACTTTTATTGCAACTAATAAGGGTTTAAAAGAAGAAATGCAAAAGATAGGTCCAGTTAGTAATCAAGCGACTAATGCCTTATCTAACTTATCAAGAGTTGCACAAGATGCTCCTTATGGATTTATAGGTATAGCGAATAACATTAACCCTTTATTAGAATCGTTTCAAAGATTAAGTGCTGGTGCTAAAGATGCTGGTACATCACTAACAAAAGAGTTAAAAAGTGCTTTAACTGGTCCAGCAGGTATTGGTTTAGCAGTAGGAATTGTATCTTCTTTAATTGTTGCATTTGGTGATGATATTAGCGATTTTATTGATAAAACATTAAATGGTAATAATGCAATAAGAGAAAATGCAAAAGCATTAGATGAAGCTAAAAAAGGCTATCAAAATGCTTACATAGAGATGAACAAACTTGGTCAAGCATTTGAGCAATTTAATAATGGTTCTATTTCTAAAAAAGAAGTATTAGAGCAATACAATACATCTCTTGGTAAAGTTTATGGTAGCACAAAAGATGTAAACGAAGCAGAAAAAATATATAGAGATAATACTGATAAGTACATACAAGCTACATATTTAAGAGCAGCAGCAGATATAGAGTTAAAGAAAGCAGCAGAAGAAGCAGCAAAAGCAGCTGAAACATCAAAAATGCCAGATACTGAATTTCAAAATATGTTTGGATTTAGTGGTGGTTTTGGTGCAGGTGCAACATCTACAAAAGGATTACAAGCTGCAAGTAAATCAATAAGAAAAGAAAGAATTACTCAAATTAATGAACGTAAAACATTCTTTGAAGAAGTTGCAAAACAATTAAGAGCAGAAGCAGATTTAATTGATAAAAGTGCTACAAAGACAAAAGATTTTGGTTTAGATACAGGAGATGATACTAAGAAAAAAGACCCTTTTGCTGAATTAACAAAAGATTTCCAAAAGTCATTAAATGCTCAAGAAACATTAAGAATCAAGTCCTTAATAGACCAACAAACGTATTTAGATAATACTTATAAAATATATAAAGATTATATTAATAAGTTAGCTGAATTAGATACTAAACAAGCTATTAGTAAAATTGAAAGTTTGCTACCTAAGTTTGATAAAATGACATTTGATAGAAATGCTAAAGATATCAAAGATGGTATTGCTAAAACTTTAGCTGCATATAAAGAACCAGAAATGGATGTTCCAGTTGATACATATGCAATTAGTCAAAAGAAATTAGAAGAAGCAAGGAATAAATATGAAACTTTTTTTCTTGGTATTAAAGAAAAGAAAGTAGAAAATAACTATAAAACAGAACAAAAAGATTTACAAGAGTTAACTGCACAATATGAACAATTTGCACAAACAATATCTGGAACTGTAACAAATGCTTTATTTTCAATGTATGAAGCTATGCAACAAGGAGAAAATCCTTTACAAGCAATTGCAGATATGTTTAAACAAATAGCATTTAATATTGCAGCTATGGTTATACAAGCATTGATATTTCAAGCAATTATAAAAGCATTTCCAGCATTAGAAGGAGCGTTTACTGCATTGGGTATTATTGGCAAAGCTACAAGCAGTATGCAATCAGCTGGAGCAATATCTGGTGGCATAAATGCAAATTCATCATTTAATGCAGGTTCAATAGGAAGTAATAATGTATCACAAGGTCAATTTGTATTAAAAGGTTCTGATTTGGTTTTGGCAACTCAAAGAGCAAACAATAACTTAAATATTAGACGAGGATACTAATGGCATACGAAATAAAATATAGAATCACGGCAGCAACAAAATCGGATGTTACAAGTGTAGTAAATATTTATGAGGATGGTTACGATGGCGAAATAATAGAATATCCTTGTATAAGTTTACAATTACAATACATACCAAGAAGCGATGATGCTTTTGAACCTATTTATGTTAGTCAATTAAGCGTTGCTATTGATGTAACGGATGATGTGGCTAATATGCCTGACTTTACAACATTGAACGATAGAAAATACTTTGTTAAAGTTCTTAGTGGTGCTAATGTAGATTTTATAGGATGGGTGTTAAGTGATAACGTTCAGTATGTTTTTTCAACAGGTCGTAAAGATTTATACTTTAACGCTATTGATGGATTAGGTATGTTAGAAACAATACCATTGCCATTGAGTGATGAAACCGAGTTAGTATATGTTGAAACCGCAAAAGATTTAATATCAATTTCTTTAGGTCAAATAGGCTATCCAATAGATTATAAAATAATTAGCGGTGTTAGTTTTTACGCAGATGGAATGGATAATAGAAATGATGACCCAAGTGCGGATGGATTAGCACAATCTTATATTAACTATGCAACATTTATAAACGAAAATCAAGAAGCAACAAATTGTCTTGATGTATTGACAAGAATTACTAAGTCATTTGGTTCAAGATTATTTCAAGCAAAAGGCAACTTTTATATAGTTCCTTTAACGCAATTTGCCCAAGATACATATTACGCAACTATTTATAATAGCGATGGTACTATATTTGATGATTCAATTATAAGTGATAGTAATCAAATACAAGGTTTTTCAAGTAACACAAGCGGTTTATACTTTGTTGATAATAGCCAATTTAAGTTAATTAAAAAGGGATATAATAAGATTAGATTTAACAAGGTTGTAGAATACCCAAATAACTATATTACTAACTGGAATTTAAAAACATTTACAGTAGTAAGTCCAACAGTAAGCAATGCTTTTTCTTGGTTAGCAAATAGAAATGGTGGAACTATATATGTTAAATCAGCACCAGAGAAAAAATACAATTCTTGGATTATTGATTATGCAACTACAAATCCACACTTTTCATCTGTAACTGCTAACAACTTACCATTTATAAACCCAAGTGAAGTAATAAAATTAGAATTTGATTTTGCAACATTAGGAACTGTATCTGGAACACCAGATGCTTTATTTCTTTTAAAGTTACAAGTACAACCTGTTGGCGGTAATGCTTATTTTTTAAATCAAGATAAAGGTTGGACTGTTGCAGTAAACCCAAATGACCATTATTATTATTATCCTTATTATGGTTCATCTCCAGTAGTTAATTTTAAATTAGAAGCTGCACCTTGTCCTATTTTTGGTTCTTTATATATGGAGATTATAATGTGCAGTAATTCAGCTGGATTTTGGAAAAGCACAGTAAAACAAGGAGAAATAAGCAACTTTAACTTAAAGTTAGAAAGTTTCTTTAAAGAGGTTACAACTGAAAGTTACATAAATGATGTAGAGGAATATGTTTTAGATATTGATTTACCAATGGGTTTTAATGACATTAACGATGCTAAATATAATTACACAGGTTATATAAGCGATGCAAATGGTGGTATGTTGATTGATTGGTATAGACAAGAATATCCAGATGAAAAATATAGAAGTTTAAGTGAGTTAGTAGTTAAGCAATATTCAAACTGCTTGAACAAGAACATTATTAACTTGGATGCTTCATTTATGGGTATGGAAACTGATGAAGGAAGGTTTAGTGCAGCTATGAGAATAACTGCAATTGATTTAGACCCAGCTCAAATAAGCGTAACTAATAAAAAATATATAATAGGTAATTCAACAATAGATTTGCCTAATGATGTTATAACAGCTACTCTATTAGATATTAATCCTAATAACATAGTAACTACTTTAAATACTGTTTATGATAGTAATCCATTATCAAGAGAATTAACTGGATTTGGTCATTATAGGTCTAATGGTTTTGTAACTAAAGAAGCTGCCCTTACTGCGCCTTTAACTGGTAGCTTGGTTTACTTAGAACAAGTAGGTGTTCCTACAATTGGAGATTTCTTCTATGCGAGTGAATACTTAACTGTTGGATTTAATGGTGCGAATATTTGGTGGAGGGTTTTGGTAACAGATACTTACTCACAAGCATATAGAATAAGTGGAGCTGGGGAAATATTAGAAACATACGGATAATTGATTAAATTTGTAATATGGCAGCAGTAATAGGACAGAATATAATTTTATATTGGCACAGAACAGATGTAGACCCTGAAGAAGATGTTGCATTTGCTTGTAGTACAAATTGTACGTTTAATGTAAGCGTAGACCAAAAAGAGGTAACAAGTCAAACGAGTGCTTGGTTTAGGGAATATAAAAACGATGTAGCTACTTGGAATGTAACCTGCGATGGGTTAATTACTTTAAGTGGCTTTTCTTATTTGTTTATGTTAGATAAGCAATTGACAAGAACACCAATAGAGATTAAGTTCGTAGTGGATAATGGAGTTGATGGTTTGACTATCATTAACGGAACTTGTAATATATCAAGTTTAGCAATAAACGCACCTTATAAGGATGTGGCTACTTACAACGTGAGCCTACAAGGTACAGGAGCATACAATACAACAGGAACAGAGGTAAACCCAGATGGAGTGATTATCGTAGGTTCAAACCCTGTTAAGACTAAAGGTTACACGGCAAGTGGTGGCGAAACTTCAATTACATTTGCGGATACAATCGGTTATGCTTGTTTATACGTTTCAAGAGGTGGTGTGGATGCACAAAACATTTTAACAACAGGTACTCCAACAGGCGATGATGTTAGATTTGTAAGTTCAACTGGGGTTCTTACATTTGGTAGACCATTAGAAGCTGGGGAATATATTAGAGGATTATTTCAATAAAATATTATGAGTCAATTACAAGTTACAGGCGAAGCAAAGATTAGGGATATACAAGGTCCAGTAGTGGCTAATAGTGGTGTTATAACCGCTTTAGATGGTGCTGCTTCACAATATGTAAGAGGTGATGGTACGTTAGCTGACTTCCCAACATCAACAGGTGGTGGTAGTTCAGTTAGTTACTATCTTAATTCAAGTGTTTCACAAGGCACTATCGGTGGGGTAGCTTATAGAGAACTAAGTAAAGACCCAATCATAGGTGCTGGAACTGACATTACTATTTCGGCTAACGGATATGTAGCGAATTACATAACTGATGCTAATGACCCTGATGTAACAATAGTTCCTGGCGGTAACTTTAATTGTGAGTTCTATTTTAGTGTAAATAACAACACAGGTAACCCTACAACTTACGCAGAACTTTACAAGTACGATGGCACAACTTTTACCTTATTAGGTACAAGTGCTGGAGTTCCTGAATCTATAAATCAAGGTACAACGATAGCTCCTTATTATTTTGCTATCCCAGTGGCTACTGCTTCTTTATCTGTAACGGATAGATTAGCAATTAGAATCTATGTAAACGTATCAGGTAGAACAGTTACTTTACATACCGAGAACGGACATTTATGTCAAGTGGTAACAACCTTGTCAAAGGGGATGGTTTCTTTGAATAACTTAACTGACCAATCACAATACTTAGCAACAGGAACAAGCGGAACTAACTTTAACATAGTTTCAAGTGGCGATACACATACTTTTAACCTTCCTGTGGCTTCGGCTACAAATACAGGTAAATTAAGTTCTACCGATTGGAGTACGTTTAACAATAAACAAGCTGCTGGTAATTATGTTACTCTTGATACTACTCAAACAATAACGGCTGCAAAGACTTTTAGCGGTTTACTTACAGTTAATAATAAAATATATCTTCAAACTGATTTAGCTTCGACAGGTGTATATTTACAATCTTATAATTCAAATGAATTTTCAATAGGTGTAACAAGTGGAGCAACAACTTATTATTCAAACTTTATTTTACAAGGTGCTAATAGAAATTATAGTTTTCCAAATATTGATGGTACTTTAGCACTTTTAGAAGGAACGCAGACATTTACTGGAGCAAAGACTTTTACTCAAAGTCCAATTTCCGAAAGTGGTTATTCTTTTAAAATATTAGCAAGTGGAACATCATTTCAAAATGGGTATTCTGTAATTTCATCTTTAGCAGGTAATATAAGTATTACACAAGCAATATCTGCTGGTAACTTAAAGGCATTTACTTTTGACTTTTCAGCTTGGGCAACAAATACAACAAGAACTTATACTTTACCCAACGCAAGTGGTACAATAGCATTGACAAGCGATATTAATTATCCTGTAACAAGTGTATTTGGTAGAACAGGTGCAGTTGTTGCGGTTAGTGGCGATTATACAACAACACAAGTAACAGAGGGAACAAACCTTTACTTTACCGATGCAAGAGCAAGAGGTGCATTAAGTTTTACCGCAGGTAGCGGTGCTTACAATAGTTCAACAGGTGTAATAACAATACCTACAAATAATAATCAAATCACTAATGGAGCAGGTTATATTACAAGTTCTGCTTTAAGTGGATACTTGCCATTAACAGGTGGAACTTTAACAGGAGGATTAAATGGAACAACTGCTACTTTTAGTGGCTTAGGTACATTTTACCAACTAACTATGACAGGTGCTACGGCAGGTAGAATATTTTATGCTCAAACAGGTGGTGTTATAAGTCAATCAGGTAATTTAAATTGGAATGAAACTAATGGAATGTTAGGAGTAGGAACACCTAATCCAACTGCGGTTATAACTGCTTTTTCTAATAATGCTGCAACACAATTTAAGGCTTCTGGTAATGCTCCTGCATTTACCTTTAGTGAATCATTAACTACATCAACTCGTGCTTGTGTATTTGGTTTAGCAACGGCAGCAAATCAATTTATTACAGGTACGGCTGCTGGAGATATGGCTATTGCCAATCAATCAACTACTGCTGGTGCTATTATTTTTGGTACAGGAACGGCAGAGAAAATGAGAATGAGTCCATCTGGTAGATTATTAGTAGGTACAAGTGTTGATAGTGGTGCTTTATTTCAAGTAAATGGTGCAGCTACACTTACTGGTGCATTGAGTGGAACAAGTGC